CAACATCGATATTTTCTTGAGGCGTACCAAATTGTTTGTGAAAATAATTTTTATACGCAACCAATTGTGCCATTTTCAATGCATCGCTTTTTTGATACTTGTTCCAACCGCTACGACTCGTTTTGATGTCATACAATACTACGCGATTAGTCTTTGTATTGCGCATTACAACATCAATGAATCCATACCAATATACTGAAGGATTCTTATCTGATGCTTGTACGCACAATTCCATTTCGATAGCAACCAATTCCCAATCTTTGGATGAAAAGTATTGACTGCGTCTTTTTTGAAACCATGACAATATTGCAACACCATCTTCTAAATATTCTGCTAATTGCAATGGATTCGAAAAGTGTGAACCAGTCTCTTCAACACAACGACGATATTCTTCGCGAAGCTTGTTGGTTAAGATACCGCGCAGATCCAACTTCTCAGCACGTTTAACTGAATCAGTATACATAACCGTTAAGAAATGTTGAAACGTTTCATGAAATGCCGTACCAAAACATGTTTCAATGCTAGATTGAAATGGAGCTAATCCATCAATGTATGCTAATTTCCAAGACAATGGACAACGTTCATACATAGACCATTGTGAATAAGATATCCGTCTTGGAACTGTTGTCGCGTCTCTCAGAGATAACTTATAGATAGGATTTATGTAATTATTTTGTTTTTGCATGTTTACAGTTATTAAAATGCCATTGATACATTTGCGGTTCGCCTCCATGTTTTAAACAATGTGGACATTGTATAATTTTTTTAGGCTTTTTCATTTTTTCTCGAGTTTCATTAGAAAGTTTCCTTCCTGTTGATATGATACGTAATTTTTGTTTAGTTTCTTCTGACATAACATATCCTTGTTTAGCTAGACTCATTTTTTGTTTAGCTTCATCCGTAAACGGAAGTCGTTTTCTATTTTTTTGTGCAATACTCATTTTTTTTCGAGTTTCCTCAGAAATAGGTTTTCTATTTTTTTGTGCAATACTCATTTTCTGTTTAGCTTCAGTCGTATGTTCTTTGCCGTAAAATGGATTATTATCACCAGCCATTTTAATACTTAATTTATCTTTAAATAATTTACGTATGCGATCATACTCTCTACTACCAATACGGTATGTTCGATTATCATATCTAATATTACTCATCATCCAAACTGCATAAATTAATTTATCAGTATCTGGATATATTTTACATAATAACTTATGTATAATAAAATGTTCGCGCGCTGTTAAATCAACTAAATTGTCATGCTCGTCAGTTCCGCCAATACAACGAGGTATAATATGATGCCGTTCTTTATAACCAGTTAAAATTCTATTTTTTGCACGAAAAATAATTTCATCATGTATTTTTTGATAATTCATATTAACTCCATTTTTAAATAAATATAGTTAATTAATTTCAAACAATATAATTCCCTTGTTTCATACTATTAATATAATGAATTTTTCGATAGGAAACAACCGAACAGTAAAAAAGTGCTAACATTTCTGCTAGCACTCTTTCGTGTTGTGTTATTTATTTACCTATATTCAAAAGCGTAGCACCGCCTCCTGCAATAGTTTCCGGTAATTTACCATTCCATTTGCTCCATTTAATGAATTCTACATATTCAGGAGTCAAAGATTGCTGTTTCAACTTGATGGCTAATGATGCTGCTTTCGCATTAATAATCATTTCAGCTGAGTCAGCCTTTGCAACCGCTACTTTACGCTTACCATCCGCAATCGCTGCTAATGCTTGTTGCTCAGATGCTTCTGCTTGTTGTATTGATTTTGTTTTTGCTATAATCGCATCTTGTAACGCTTCCGGTGGTGTGATATTGGTTCTTAACTGCGATACATCAAACCATTTAGATAAACGCTTATTACATTCTACTACGATGCTAGATTCAAATGCTTGTCGGTGACTAAAGATACTATCTACTTCCCATGTATTAGATATGTCATTAACCGCACCAATAATTGCATTTTTCAACCAACCTTGTTCTATTTCTTTAACACCTAAACGCAAATTGCTAAACATGTCGCCGATTGCATCTGGTTTCAAGGAATAATTGAACGATGGCTTAATGGTTGCAGAGAAACCTCCTTTTGTAATAACCACTTGGTCATCATATTCAATATGTTGCTGATATGTTGGGAATTCTAATACTTGCGTGAACCACGTATTATAAACTACCCATCCTGTTTTGTATTGATAATTTGCTAATCCACGTTCAGAGCCTGACAAATTAACTACAATACCTTTGTGCCCAGCATCGATTCGTTCTAACGCATATGGTTGAACTAAACCTACAAGAACACCTACTACCGCAATGATAATACCATTACGAATTCCCGCTGAATCATCGTTATTCATTGCGGTGAAAAATGTGATTGCGCCGACAATCAAAAATACGACTAAAACTACTACTGAAATCATTCTTCTGTTTTTTTGTTAATAAAGTTAATAATTGTTTTGAAATACCAGACTGAATACATCAATACAAGAAAGCTGGCTGTAACTTGTATTGCCCCTTCTACTTCGCGGTTGATAATGAACTTGAAGAACAAATCCAACACGCTAATATACAAGACCGTTAATAATGCAGCACCCCATGTGCCTAATTTAATTTTAAACATCTTTTTTTTATATTATAAGAAATTATTTTTTTGTTTCCAAATAATCTGGCTCAATTTTTATGTAATTGTGAACTTGTTCTTGAAGATAGATGTCAATGGTGTCTTTTGTTTTTTGCAAATCTTCTGCAAATTTGTTTTTATGCCGACAACGTACAATGCGTTTAATGATGTCAAATTCATATGAATTCAGTCCCCATTCTTCGGCAAATTTATACAAACTACCAGATTTGCCTTGATAATGTTTTTGTGTATGTACACTCATTTTCTAACTCCTTTGCACATTGTTTTTATTTCAGCATCCGTATACCCATAAAGCGACAGAAGACGGCCACAACTAGTTTGATCCATTAATTCTGCATAATCAGTAGCCTCAGAACGACTTACTTGGTAATGTTCTGCAATCTGTGCAATTAATTTGTCTGAAAACTTATCATCCTTTTTACCTTTAATGTACTTCGCAAATGCTTTGTTATTTGGAAGCAATTCGTGATATAAACGATAAGTTTCTCTAGGTCGTAACAATCCGATTGTGTATGTTTGTAACTCATTGATAAATTCCGTTAGATCCTGTCTCATGCTTAACCACCGATTAACAATGAATGGTGAAAATTTCTTTTGATCTGTTTCAGACCATTTTGACCATTCTTTCTTTTTGCTAGTTACACCATCAACGAAATCAAAGATAGTTGCGCCCTTTTTTTCTTCTGCCATTTTATAGATTATATTTAGTTTTCCATTTTTGTTCAAATAATTCGCCCATACCAAGTTCTACAATAACTTCATTATCTGGAATACCTGGTAGTTTTTTATCCAAAATATCATCAATGCATTTATTTCGAAATGTTTTCATTTTCGTTTTTGCATTGCTACGAGTCGATGTTTTGAAAACAATCGTTACATTGTCTTTATGATATGGTACAGACATTATTTTCCTTTTACTTTAATTGGTTGAAATTCTTCTGGTATCGCACCGCAATCGTCACAACGAAATACCGGTATTGGTACCATCGTATCTTTATCTCCACCCGTTAGGAATTTTGATACTTTGTTAATTGCCATTACTTGGCGAAAATACAACCCATCGCATTCTTTGCATTGAATAGGTTGCATATCTGTTGGTTTTATTTGTGGTTTACTCATATCAAATCTCATTTAATAATTGAACAAACATTGCCATTACATTAATTTCGTGGTCTACGACGTGCGAATCTTTGAATTGTGCTTCTGCAATAATTAAAATTGCTGCGGCTACATGACCCGTCGCGAATTCATCTAAATTGTCATAAAGGAACGTATACAACGGTGTAAAGTCTCTTACTTTGCTGTCTGCAATACATTGACGTATCTTTGTAAATGCTGCTTTTTTGTCTTTACATGTTTTCAATATTTCAAGCACTTCCGTCACGTAATTTGATTGTATGCTACTTGCTTTATCTAGTTGCAATTTACCGTCGCGTACATAGCTTTGTGCTGCGTTAAGTGCACGACGGATATCCGGA